CGCTTCCCGGAGACACTCCGCTGACGGACCCCTCATCGGCGGGATGACGTAGGCAGTTTCCATGCTCGGCCCCGTGCCGTAAGCAGGCCCCACGTCCGGGTCGAGAGTTGTCGATTCATCCATCGAAAACAGGCTCCCCTTGTACGGCGGGCAATCGATCCGAGAGTTTCATGTCGGTCACCAGATCGTCCACCAGCATATCCATGTTGAAGAGGCCGACGTCTTTGAGACGTTCCTCGTATTCGTCCCAGTTCTTCGCGTAGAGGCGGGCGACGACTTTGAGGAAGTCTTTGTCCTCTCGCCACGCGCGGTCCACAAACAGCGTGTGCTTCAGGCCCTGATACTTCCCGGCGTCAGCCGTGTCAAAGAACTCTGGGTTTGTCTGTTGGTTCCTCAGAGCGAGGTTGCCAGAGATGATGTGCGAAGAGGTTTGCCACCAATGTTCTCGTCGATAGATTCTCGGCCACCCCAGAAGACCCATGCAATGAGCCAGCCAGAAATCAGGCTGAGCGATAAAGTCGCGGTAGAGGATCGTCGTCAGGGTCGGGACTTGCGTGAGATGCACGCCAAACCAATTGTTGATCAAGCTCTCCATTCGAGGCTGATCATCCCAGCCCCAGCCGTTGTGAGTCATCGACGAATGCAGCCAAGCGTGCGGGAGCTTCACGATGCGGACGCGGATGTAGTCGTAGTACGGCTCTGCCTTGGAGAACTTTTCCAGTACACGCCAGAGCTTGGTCGAGTCCACCAGCACCTTTGCATCCGGGTATCGATCGAACATCTCCCCGTAAGGCGTCTTGCTCTCGTGAACCCCGTCGAAGAAATCACAACGCTCACACCCGGCGTAGCAAGGAATGTCAGGTTGGTACGGGAAGACGTCGTTCTTCGCTTTGCCGTTGAACTCTCCCAACGCGCGAACGCCGGTGACTGAATCGAACAGCATGTTGGTGATGGACGACCCGGAGTAACCCTTGCCGCAAATCTGGATGATCTGCCTCTTAGCCATCACCATTCATCCTCGTCATCGGGAAAGCGGTCTTCGTTGTAATCGTCTTCGCTCTCTTCACCATCTTCAAGCTCGTCATCCTCTTCAAGCTCTTCCTCTTCGTCGATAAGCTCCTCGTCTTCAAGCTCATCATCGTCACCACCGAACGAAGTTGTTTCACCGATCGTCATGGTCAGGTTCCTTGTCGTCCGTGATCGAAGGTTCCCCCCTCAACATTCTAGCTCCACACTCCGGGCAGGGTCTACGGCATGTTCGCCTGCTGCGACGTTCCTCGTATTTGCAGCCTTGGCACTGGTACTTCTCGATGGGGTCACGAACTGGGCGACGTCTTTTCATCCCGTTCTCCAAACTGCCATCGCAAAGCACGTCGCGACGATTCCAGCCGCGACACGAACGCATGTACCCACAAAGGCATTCCGCTACGAGGAAGCGGAAGCTATGGTTGAAGCCTTAACGAAGACGATAAACTTACCAAAGAGGAAGGCCCCAATGCCAACCCCACAACCTCCACGTAGGAAGAGACGAAAGACCCGAACTAAAAACGGAAAGAAGTTCACGTACAGACCTGCTACACCGGACCCCACGCCGGAGTACATATCTCAGATGAAGAAGATTATCCGCTTGGAGAATTCTGAGACCAACAAAGCGAAGAAGCCCAATCAATACCAGCCCACCAATCCCACAGAACGCAAGCACGCTAGGATTTACAAGCACCCCCACGTAACCCTGACGGAGTAATCATGGCGAAGCGTAAGCATAAGAGACCCGCAGCCGCCGGTGTGACCCTCTGCCAGCGTGCAGTGACCGTGCAGTCCCTGCGGGATCGAACATCGCGGTGGGTTAGGCTCGTTTGGGCTAACCATAGTCTACTACTCACTTTCTGGCATTACCTGCCATATCCTGCATCTAAGCGGTTAGAAGCGGCTGCTTCTAAGTATCTGCTGGGTAAACGACTTACGACGTTTTTTCGATTAAGGTCAGTCTGCTGCTCTTAGTCAGAGGTTTCGCCTAGACTTTAGACGCCCCGCAGGTGAAGTGAGTACCCTCAGTCAGGGGATGCCCGCAATCCAGACACCTTAGATCAAGAGCAAGGTCGTCAGGGGCCTCAGCCACCATAGCCTCGATAGTCGTGAGAGCTTGATCCAGATCGCAGCCGTTCCTCTCCATAACCACGAGGGGAAACAGGCCGTACTGGATGGGTAGCCGAAACATGCGGCTATTCTGCTCTGGTGTAGCTGTGTCCCAGAGAGCCGTCATCCCGGCGATGGCCGCTTTCACTTCGTCGTGGGTGTGTTGCTCAGCAGGTGTTAAGCTGGGTACTTTGTCCTCAGTTGTCCGATCTGGACTAACCAGCAAGCTCTCGCCCACCCCGTGTGTTCTTACCCGGCGTTCATAAGTGCAATCCTTGGCGTGCTGGCAGCCTGCTTCTGACCCGCAGTCAGGACACTCAGCCGACAGAACGAGTGCATCCTGTCGGCACGAGACAGCGAACTCGTTGTCGACCCGTTTGGCTTTGTCCTCAGCCGGTGTTAAGCTGGGGTATTTAGCATCCAGATACTTCAACGAACTGTCAAGGGTCCATTCCTGCATGTGGCTTATCAATTCAGGGCGTCTCTCCACGGGGACTTTGCCCTTTCCCCCTGATTCTGACCTTCGAGAAGCCTCGTCGGTTGTTTGTCCTGTGGTTTGAACGCAGCCTCGTAGATCAAGGTGAGAGCCGCGTCCTCTGAGAGCGAGACACCTTCCCGCGTCACCCACAGCCAGTCTCCCCAGTCTTTTTCAGGGCGACCGACCAACAAACCGTTGATCATCATCCGACTGCCCGGCAGGAGCTTCCTCAGCAGTTTGCGGACACCGATCGTGTATCGTGGGCAGGACCGCGTATGTTCCGTGTCTAGGTTCGCGCAGCAGTTGCATTCGACGTCATCGACAGGCTCAACCGCTTTTTTCTTCTTTTTCCTTCGCATGGAAAGATCGAGTATCACGCAGGCGATGAACAAGCCGACAACAGTGAAGATGACGTCGAAAGGTGTCATGGTGGGTCTCCGCGCAATAAAAAAGGCCAACGTCGGAACGTCAGCCATGTTAAACGTAAGTCAAGCGGGAGTCAAGCCCCATCCTGCTTTGGGCAAGGTTCCTGAATGGCGTACTCCGTCGTCGCCGTGACACCGTACTCCATGTCAAGGATCATCGACGCGAAGTGGATTGCCTTCCGCAGGTCTTCCTCTCCGTTCTTTGCCCGGAACCGCGACAGGTACTTGATAGCTTCAGACTCGCAGAACTGGAACTTGTTTTTGTGGCAATACTCAGCGGGCTGGATCGCCAAATCCTTGTAGTGCTTGCCCCCGTGCTGGATTGCCAGTGACACAGGCGTGTCAGGAGACTGCGATGTTTCGCTCATAGTAGGTCCGGCCCTTCAGAGTGGGTGTACCATCGGGTTCGAGATAGTCCCACCCAACCAGTTGCGTAAAATGAAAGCCGCCGCCCCTCGAATGCACCTTCCCCCGAAGATATGCGAGTTCGACAAGGCGGCGGCACTTTTTGGAGAGTAGCCCGTCAGGGGCAGGATTTGGACTCCCCTCGCCCGCACCCTCAACGTGACCAACATCTTTTCCCCGCAGCTTCGACATTGCTACTCAGCCTATTTCCCGTGTTCTGTCGGTTGCCCACCCATCAACTCTGACCCGGCGTCAGTGAGGGGTCCAGTCTCCTGCGAGTTCGCCAGTGGGGTGCCATCCCCCTCATCCTCTTCCGCTGGGGATTCACTCGGTGGCTCGGTGTACGATCCGTCGTTATCCGGGTTGTCGTCCATCGCCTCGTTGACGGCCTCAGTCTCAGCGTTGGGGTCTTCCCTCATCGGGGGTGACATGCCTATCACTTCCGCGTCCCCTTCAGGAATGGCCGTGGGGTCTTCCTCTTCGGGCGAACCCACCCCTGCTGTCGGCCAATGACCATCCTCTTTCGCGGGTCCGGTCGGTGTGGGGCCGTCAGGTTGTGCCGGTGCGGTGCCACACTGCTCAACGGGGGCCGTGTCCTCGTCCGGGGTGGGAGCGTTCTCGCCAAGGTAGTTATGCGGGTAGACGTCGGGGAACTGCTTACCGTTCACCTCTTGCCAAGCACGCATCCGGTCAGCGTGCCTCTGGACCTGCACAGCAAGCTCCACCTCATCCGTCCGCTCGCGGAGCAGCGCCGCGTAGGATTCCAGCACCAGAGGGGCCAAGGCGTCCTGTGCGCGAAACAGCATGACCGGCTCATCCTCGCCGATACCGTGCATACGAGGGTCTTGAATTTCCGCGTAGTCCGTTCGTCCGTGTAGCATCGACCGTCTCCAAAAGGTTCAAATGAAAGTGGTGTGTGGTGTATCTCGCAATGTACCGTGAGTTGACAGCAAGTCAAGTTAAAACGGCAAGCCTTCATCCCAGCCCGGAGGTTTTCCTATCGACTGGTTCTCTAACGAGTCTTTCAGTTCCAAGTTTTCTAGTGCGTTGGGCTTCATTTGTGGTCGCGGGGGGCTTCGCTTGTGATGCACGTCGTAACCCTCTGGAACCACTTTCCCGGAATAAGCCAGCCACTGCAATCGGTGGACCGTGATCTTTTTCTTCTGCCCTTCCCAGCAAACGCTGACGCATCGGTAGCCGCTCTCGTGCTGGTTTTCGACTTGTTGCAAGACCTGCCAACGACCTTTCAGGTTGGACTCGACAACAGACGTGACCGGGTCGATTCTCAGGTTCCCGTTGAGTAGTCGAGTCAAGATCATTTCATCCGTCATCCCAGACCTTGCACGCTCCGCCCAGTCAGGCAGCCGACCCGCGTACCTCGCTTTACTTTTCCATTTCCACCCGCAGTCGAGGCACTTCAGAAGACAAACGACTTCACCTCGTTGCAGGCAGACCCAGCGAGCCATCTTGACTCGCCAGCTACCCTCGCAAGGGCAGTTGGTGACGCGGAACCGCTCCGTCATCTCTACCCCCCAGCAGACAGCAGACCAAGGCTGGTGAGCGTCGAACGAACTTCCTCACGTTCACGGTGGGGCTTCAGGTTTCCATCGTCGTCTTTCCTCATCCACGCAGGAAACGCGATCTCAGTGGCTGCCTCAAACGCCGTGTCCGAGTAAGAACCTTCCACGCAGTGACAGTCGTCACCGCTGTAGTGCTTCTGCATCGCAGCGAGAACATCCCGGCAGGGTCCACTCACGAACGTCGATTGGCGTCGGTACTTCTCGAAGGCGTCCCACGCCGCCGGGAACAAGGGTGCAACGATCTCTTCCCCGATGATCGTCGCGAACTCCCTGATTTCCAGTTGCGCGTGTGGGTCCATTCGCAGGCCAAGGAAGTGCAGCAGATTGTGCAGGTCGTTTTTCCAGTAGGCCATCGTGTAGGTCGAGAGGGGCAGGTCTTTCCGAGCCTGCTCACGCGCGACGCCGAACTTATTTACCCTCTCCTCGTAGACTTCGCGGGTAAGCCGTTGAAGGTGTGACTCCCTCATCGTCAGATAATGTCCGGGGGATGTGATTGCGTATCCACCGCAATGCACCACTCCAGCTTCGTCACACTGAATCTCGATATCATCCCCCGCAAGCGAAGGGATGGTTTTTCTGACATACGCAATCGTCTGCTCCTCGTCCATCCCTTCGGGCCACACTTTTATCATCCCCCCGGAGCCTTGCTTGTTCGCCGACCCTGCCTGCGCCCGCCAAGCATCAGGTTCCGTCGTGTCGGTCTCGTCGATGGCGACAGAGTACCGCGTGCTATACTCGTTGACGTTGGCCGTCCGGTGACGAATCCATTGACGCCAAAGGTCCATCGGAACCTTGACCAGCAACTTCACTTCCGCCATTTCAAACGGAGTCGTGTGTCGGTTGCGGAGTAAGTAGCGGATCAACCCCTCGTTGGAACTGGCTTTTTTCGTCCCCTCTCCGTAGCTGACGCGAGCCGCTTGGACGACCGCCGCATCCGAACCCATCACGTCGACCAAGGTAACAAACCCTTCACTCAAGGCCGGGAAGACCTTCCACCGCAGTTGCTCAACTTCGTGATGACGTTTCAAGGCGTCCGGGTCGAGACACTTCGCGAGTGACAGTATCTCGTCATCCGGCATCATGGCGTATTCTGGTTTTTTCATCGTCGCCGCATGTAACTCGTGTGCTTCCGTCATGGCTTAAACTTTCCCCGCTCAAGTGATGTGATTACGTCAACGTACACCTGCCAACTTACCTCTTTTTCTTTCCGAAAATCCGCGTGTGCGCGAAGGGCCGTCATAACGATCGGTTGCTCGCAATACGCGATCAACTCCAACGCCGTCCACCAGACACCTTCAACCGCAAGCTCGTCTTGCACCTTCGTGAAAAACAGCTTTATCTGCGCCGCCAACTCTTCAGGGGGAACCTCTGCCCCCTTCTCCGCCAAAAAGTGGTAAAGCCGCCGAATCCTCTCCGGGTCGATAAATTCAGCCATAGAAGCCGTGCTTCGCAAACTCGGTCAGTGAGAACCGAACGCACAGATCAGCGTAATTCGTGACCAACCTCTTCGGGTCACGAGTCTGCATCTTCAACGATCGAGTCTGCACATAAACCGCGTTCAACTGCATCTCCCGCATGATCCTCGCCGACTCACCCTCGTAGTCGTGGCACATCATTTCGTAAGAGGCTTCGATGTAGCAGGGTCGTGAAGAAAACAGGTCATGGACCAACTCCCACCACGCCAACTCCGCTTTCATGGCGTGTTCGATTTCATCGCCGTCAATCTCGAAAGGCTCCACTTCAGGAAGGTCGTCACCAACACGCTTCGTATAGACCTTCAACTTTTCACTGACCTTGATCGACGTGAACCAGTGAAACAGGTTTTCCCTTCGCAGGAAGATGACAGCCAATTTCTTGTCCGCAGCCAGTCGCTCGGTGAAACCCATAATTGGGGGGTCCAACGCTTGGTAGCTTTGCAGCTTCCACAAATGCCATGACGTCGTCGCCATGTCCACGAAACTGTGAATGTAATTCCAAGCCTCGTCTGCGTCGTAAGCCTGTTTGACGGCAGGCCCTGTGTTGCCCGCGACCGTTGGGCCTTCCAACAACAACTCCTCGTCGTAAGTGATAGCGGGATGTTGTCCCAGCGTCTCACCCAACCACGTTGAGCCGGTGCGAACACTCGAAAGGATTACCGCCCGGCGTTTACTCATCGATATTCTCCCAACCGGGAGTTGCACAGACGAGAGGAGAACCGTACTCCAAAGCCTGCGAGTAGAGAGACGGCAGGCCGGTGAAGGGTGCATACATCATCGGCATCCCCTTCAGCCAAGGTGGATGCAACCACATCTTCCGGCTGTCTTCCGCGAGTTTGTCAACAACGTCGCCTATCAGTTGTACATAACGATCTACCGTTCCCAGACGCCAGTCAGAGTAAGGCGTGTCGAGAATGGATGCGTCGAAGTTGACCATCTGCCCGGCGGGGTCGTACTGGAATACCGGCCAGCGGTGAGTTGTGGCTGGGCTTGCCAGCCAACCCATTTTGCGAAAGGTTGCCTCATCATGATCCGGCCAGCCAGCAGCGTTATCTGGAACTGTAGCAAAGGGTCCGGGAGGGTGAAAGTATTGGCGGACCTGAATCTCCACGTAGGATACAGGGAAGACCCAATAAGCGATGCAAATTGGTGGGGGGTTGCCCGCGTTGCTGCACAACGCAATTTCGTTCTCACCGTAAAACGGAACCGTAGCGACGACGTACATCGGGTTTTCCACCATCGCCGTCGTGACGTGACGAGTGACAAAAGGATTCGCCAACTTTCCGCGACCCATCGGAGGGGAAGGGGGGAAGCTCCAGTCACCGCCGTCACCGCCCCCGCCGTCACCGCCCCCGCCGTCACCGCCCCCGCCGTCACCGCCGTAAGGCGGTGGTGGATGTTGGTCCGGGGGAGCCGCCTGCAACTCAGGTGGCTGATAAGCCTGCGGAGGCGCAACCGGGGGTGGTGCAAAAAAATGAGGCTGGAACGGCATCAACGGCGCACCCGGCGTGAACTGCGGCGGTAGTTGTTGCGGCGGATGGGCTATCGGGGGTGGCATCAGAGGTGCGGGCATCGGCATCGGGGGCGAAGGGTAAGGAAACCTCTCGTCTCCATCCGGCTGCTGATCCAGATACTTCGCAATACGGTTCGGGGGAACTGACATGGACGAATCCTATCCTTACTCTTTTTTCAAGTCAAGCGTGACTTCCGCTTTGGTCACGAAACGGGGAGACTCCCGGCCCTTCCAGTTCTGACCACCGACGTGACCGCCGTTATCCAGATGAACCACCCATGTTTTCAGGTAACCCCGCATGTTGAAGCTCTTCGCGAAAACCGCGTCCGTCTTGTCTGCGTAGGGGTAGAGTTCATCGTACCAAGGTGCGTGTCCGTGTTCGCACGAATGAAACAACTGGAAGTAACCCACGGGGGGATAACCACCGTAAATGCTGACACGGTCCAGCAGAGGTAGGTGATCGAAGCCCCATGATCCTCCCGTGACTTCATCCAAGATCACTTTACCGTCACAGTTCCGCCGATCCACGCCGTACAGACTTTTCGTGTTCAACGCGGAAGATTCGAGGAAGGGACGAACGTGGGGCGGAATCAGGATATCCGCGTCAAGAATAAGCAGCCAGTCATTGCGGTCGAGAGTTGACAGCCCCTCGTTGATCGCGGCCCCCTTGTTTAACTCCCCCCGGTATTTCTCGAAAGCGTCCGTCACAAGGCAGCGGACGTCATGGAACTCACAGACCCTCTGAGTCTCCTCATCCTCTTCGCTCGTGACGATGACCAAGTTGTCGACAGCTTGCTTTGTCCACGGCAGAGTGTAGTGGAGAAAATCCGCGTAGTCCCGACACACAACCACGGCTTCAATCTTCATGCCCTATGATCCCGTCCAAAGCCTCACGAGTGACCTTCGCCCAGTAACGCCGAGTCTGACGCATCGTGGGGGTTTCTTCCCCCTCTGGGAACTCCACACCCTCGTCCTTGTCCTTAACGACGGCCATCATGATTTCGTCGACCGTGTGGTCCGATCGGGTGTATCCGATAAACTTCGCTTGAATCAAGTCGTCCCCGTACAGCCTCTCAAACCAACCAGTCGCCAAGGACGCAGGCTTAGGCTCCCCCGCCCCTTCCATTATGACACCAACAATTTTGGACTTACGTCCTCGCTTTGCTCCCTGCCTCTCGCCGGGTGTGGTGCGAATGTCGTTCGCGTCCAGATTGAGAATGCAGACCGCGTCGACCAGCCGATCGATGATGTGAGTAGAATAGCCCTGCTCGCTATCTTCTCGCACGACAACAACGTACATGGCGCGAAGGCCGTCTGGGACCGTCGTAAGTTGCTCGACGTTCACGCCTGATTCTCCAGTGGAAAGTCGCCGGGCAGGTCACGGCCTACGGCTCTCGCCGCAACATGGCACAAACGAAAAACCAACTCACGACCTTCCGAAGGTGAGAGCAGGAGTTCGCTGGTCGCTTTACGCACTTCGAGCAGAACTTTCCTCTCGAAGACCTGTAGCGAGATGGATGGCTTACGGATTTGGAGCTTGGAGTCTGGCTCCAATTCTTGACACTTCTCCAGAATCGCCATCGCCAGTTGCCATGCAACCGGAGGAGGCATCGGAATGTGCGTGATCTCCACACCGAAAGCGATCAGAACCTGCTCGGTGTCAGTCCGCAGGATGTGGACTCTGAAGCCTTCCGGCCCCGGCCCCGGAATATGAATCTCAGCCATCAAGTTTCCCCCCGGCACGAGCCGCGTTCCGTCGATCGATCATACTTGTCACCTCATCACCCGGAATAGCACTCATCGGGGGTGAATGCTCTTCCTGCTCAAAATAATCGCCATCAGGCTCTGGTGGCAACGGAGAAGGCTTGTCAGAGAACGTCCGAAGTAAGTCCGGCCAAAACCTCTCATGAGCCAGAGCGCCGAGAGCAAGGCCCCCGTCTTTCGTGGGGGTTGTCAGCAGGGACAGAGCGGCCCGCTGAAACATCGGCATGTCTTTCCAGCACTTGTTACAGCAGACCATGCTGGACGGCCCCGTGCGGCCTTCAACGTCAAGCGTGCAGGGCGGAGTCAGGTGGACGTAAGGCCGATCACCGTCAGGGAATGTTTCCAGACAGAGACAGGTGATCGGGGTAGCGTCCGCAGACTTTGTTTCCTTCATCCCGCCAAGCGTCTCCCCTTGGGGGTGAGACCGAACGTCGCAAAGCCAGTCGGACCCTTCATCTCTTTGATCGCGTCCACGTTGTGTAGGTTTGCAAACGTCAAGTGATGCAGCGACTCGTCGGTGCCAACCCACAAAACCTTTGTCCGGTTTTTTTGCTGCGACAGCTTGGAACCCGCCTTCAACCGCGACAACGCAATAACAGCCCCTGCCGTAAGAGCCACACCCGAAGTGGAAGCCATGTGCGTATCCTCCCCAAAGACCAAAGTTTTCCCTGTAAAGCGTGGTCCACAATTTAGTCTGTGGGAGAGCCGGAATCAAGCCTGATTCACGCTATAAGGCGTTAGCAACGGCAGATGAGAACATCGCCAGTTGCCTCTCGGTCATGGTCAGGCCCCGGTCCTTCACGAGCGTCCGAACAACCTTCGGGGTCTCTGCCGGGTCCAACTTGTTCTCACGCATCATGGTCAAGATTTCCTTCGCCAGCGCCTCAGCCTTGTTTGGCTTCGCTGTCTTGACCTTATTTTTTGGCGCGCCTGAAGTGCGATCAATGAACTTGAATCCCGTCTCAGGGGCCGAACGAAAGGTGTCCTGCCAATTCGGGTCCGACCGTCTCCACTGCCGAGCCGTGGCGAGAGTCACGCTGATCTCATCCGGGGTCATCGTATTCGTTATGGCGAGAAAGGCGTCGTTTTTATCCCGAACAAGCGATTGTGCCGCTTGCTGTACCAAGTCCTCGCGGATGCCCTGTCGTCCCGGAGTCGCTTGAGGAGCCGTAATCGCCGAAAGGTCCAAGCCCCCATTGACGTTCGCCGTGGCCTGTTGTGGTACTGCATGGGAAGACTCCCCAAAAATGCCCATGACATGCTGACGGTCTGGATGGCTTACCGAGTTATCTGGGACGCCGCCGCCAGCACTCTCCGTCATTGAACCCCCACCAAAGATGGAAGCGGCAACGGACTTTTGATCCTCTTGTGCCATCCTGTCGTCCATCGCAGCAGACTCCTCAACAAAGGATTGAGTTCGGCTTACCCGTACTCGGCGACTCCCTCAGCATCTTGATCGGCTCTTGCGATCGTAGCTTACGAAAGAAATTCCGACATTTCAGTTCGCTCTTCGCTGAGTAGGGCTGATTGCCCGGAACCAGCTTCGTCGGGTGGTAGAGAATATACCCCTTTCCCGGTAGCTTGCGATAGTCCTCTTCCATCCGCCACTTGATGTAGGCCTTTTCACCCATTTCCTTGAACTCATACCCTGCGGCGGAGACCATCAGGGAGAGCATCGGGTCATCGGCCAGAGAACAGACGGCACCCAAGTCCCGGAAGGGTCTCTCCAGCAGGCCCAGCGAAAGCATCTGCGCGACGCACTGGCCTTTGAATACGCCACAGGCTCCGGCGACGTGATCCCCGGTCTTATAGTTTTTCGGCCACTGTTTCCCGTGGTCAGAAAAGCACTTTTTCAGCTTGTTCAACTGCATTCGCATCCGGCGTTTCCAGAACGCCGAGTTGGGGTTGTACCTGCCCAGTTGACCAATTCTCGGCTTGTTCTGGAACCTCTTAACGAAGTGGGTGTCCCAGCCGGGATTGATTGGAATCAGGTCGTAGTCCATGTTCCACAAAACGTCGAAGCTGATTTTCTTCTCTTGGCAGAGCCACGTCACAGCTTCGCAGTACAGGCGAAACAGACCACCACCCCACCCGCAGTTGTTCGGCGAGGTGTAGTACAGCAGGTCGGGGTAGGCCGGTCGCATCGCTTCCTCGATCCGCTTGTTCCGATCGACGGTGACGACGATGAGAGGCTCCGGCCCTTCCGTGTAATAACGGATCGCGTCAACAGTGTCCGCGACGAATTCGGGAAATTCATGCGCACGGATGAACACTACCAAGGGATAATGCCCCGGACCCAACTTCGTCTCGATGCCATCCGTTATCGCCATCAGAATCCGTCCCCTGAAATTTGAGCCAAGTCGGTTAATGCACCCGCCGCCGGGTCAATCTCTGTGCCAATTTTTCCCTTACGCTTGTCGCCGTCTTCAACCCGAACGATAGTTGCGTCCCCCGCGTGACGCGAGCGATTCCGCTTGAAAACATCCAAGCAACCGTGTGGGCATTTCTTGAGCTTGTGTTCGGGGTGCAGGGGGCAAGGATCGTTCCGCCCCGGAACTGGAGCCTCTTCCGCCAACTTGATCGTTCGACCCTTGGCTTTTTTGTCGAATTGCCGCCTTTTCATTGACTCTTCCAAACGGAATTTTTTCCGCCTCGCGAGAACACGATTTTTCTTCTGCTCTTTCTTCGCCGCGTCATCCATCAATCAACCCCTTCCAAAAAGCTCGACGTGCCTCGCGGCGGTGATGTGTTGAGTCTGGCACGTCAACCCGAACTATCTTCTCGCCCTCGATCACAAACGTGGGTGTCTTCAAGGCGTTCGCCTCTACGCTGGCTCCGCTCTCCCGGTCAAGAATAAGCAAGCCATCAACGTCTCGACTCAGCCGCCGCAAAAACTTTTCTCGAAGCGTCCAGTCCCACACCTCAACGCGACCTTCGCCCAGCAACTCATTTGCGGCCTCAACCAGCCCATCCCGATAAGTCTCTTGCACGGACCCCGGACCCTCACCCAGCGCAAGGATGAGCTTCACAGGGCGACCGTCCGGGCTGCTCCACTCATCAACAGAGAGAATCGCCTGCAAGATATCCAGATGAGGATACGACTCCGTAGACAGCAGCAGCCGATAGTGGTCGCTGGGTGTTTTCCCTTCGCCCCGAAACTTCGGGGGCAGCCCAACCATCGGGGGTAGGTAGAGTACCGGATCAACACCCAACCGCCTCAACTCCTGCTGGCCGGAACGCGACTCAACGGCAAGGCGGATAGTCCCCTCGCGAGCGTCAGCAATCATTCGCCACCACTCAGTCAAGGGCATCAACGGATTGCGGGTAGCCTCAGTCGGGTGAGGAACCACGAAGACGGGAGAAATCTCAGGAAAGCCGATGATGACTTCGTTGTAGATTCCGCTGGTCAGTGTTCGCCGGTGGAAGACCGCAACCCTTGGGTGACTCTCCATGTAGCCTACGTTGATTTGGGTCGCGAATGTGTACTCTGAGATGAAAATACTCTGGATGTTGACGTCAGACTCATCCCCCTGTGAAGGCAGGTAGCGGGAGTCCCACCACGAAGCCGGAGAGTAATCCGCGAAGGCTTGCAGGATCGGAGACGCACGCCTCACGCGGAGAGTCCGCCAACGATTCTGTGAGAACAGGTGATCGTCTACGTTTCTCAAGGATCAACCTCCACCCGCATGTCAGCGATCTCGTCGTCTTCAGGCTCTGCCTTCAATGCGAGTTCCGCCAACTCGGTCAGGCGTATCACCTTTTCCGAAGGGGGATTGTGCTTGCCCGCTCTCGCTGACGCTGCGTGCTTCCGAGCATTGACGGACTCAGTAGGCGCGCCAATGCCGTCAGCATCTCCCGTAGCAGCGGCTTCCTGTATTTCCTTTTCTCGCCGGTCACGTACTGAAGAGAGCAGAGACATGATCCGCCGCTGGAAAAACTGATACCAGAGTTCCTGCAACGAAGCCGACGTGAAAAATGCGATAAAGACGCAAGTCGATCCGACAACCGAGACGAGAACGAACGTCCAAAACACCCGGAAGAGGGCGGACGAAATGGTAACCGTTTGCTCCCAAAACGGAACACTATGCGCAGCCAACAGCCAGTCACCCAGCACGTCGCGACACAAGTATCCAGCAAGGAACACCAGCCAGAAAAGGGCTGTTGTGAAGAGGTAACGCAAAAGGTTCAAAAGTCATCCCCCAGCAAACCGTCAGATGTGTCCAAGGGGGGAGAAGACGTCGTGTTACCCGCATTCTGCCTCGCTGGTGACGCGGAGAGGGCTTGCCCGTCGACATTCGACGTTGGACCCCCTTGACCCTCGCGAGACGGGAGATTGGACGGTGGGCGTCTCTGAGGCATAGCGCCGCTGGTCGTATTGACCGGAGTCGCATTACCCTTATGCCCCGCATCTTCCGCTTTTACCCGGAGTTCTAAGGCGAGATTAAACGCCGCTTGTGGCGTCATAACCATCTGCCAAGGTTGCGTCGGGTCATTCCCCTCAACGCGAATCCTGACGTGGCCCGGCAACTCGTCAACAAACACATCCCCAGTGACTGGCATCCTTGTACCTTCCCTAAGTTTCCTTCCTCAGTCGTTCGACCACAATTTTCTTTGCGGCCATCAATGCAGACAATCGAGCGTCCATCAGTTGCTCGACAGCCGCCTCATTCATTTGTGTCCGCTCCACTACGGTAGGCACCGGCGGGAGAGCAGCCACGATCTCGATGATTGGAAGAAACTCAAGGAACTCCCCCACGGATTCCCGTTGTCGATCCGACCACATCTTGCCCGGCATCATTACCGGCTTGTCAGGAATCCCCGGCAAGGATTTTGCCTTGCCTTGGGATTCCCTCGCTTCACGGTTCGCACGAAGAGCGGCGCTTTCCGTACTCCGTTTTTCTCGGTTGCTTGCTAACGTCTGCTGGGATGTACTGGGGCGGTTCATCCTTCCAACACCTTTCGATCTCCGTCCGCCGATTCATTCTGCGGGGTCTTCGGCTTCTCTTCCCGCTCCTCGATCGGTTGACTGCTGGTTGTCGGGTTCATCCCGCTTGTCGGTTGATCTTCCGTCAGCGAAGCGTGTTCTGTTCGGTCATCCGTCATCAGGTAACTCCTCTCTAAAAGGGCAGGCATCCACCAGCGCCGCCCTACTCGAACGGAACTGTGTGAACGTGACTTCCACAACTCTCTGACTCAAATCTGACTCAAGCTGTGGTCGCCCCTGCTTCCCCGTCTGGAGATGAGACACCAATTTGCCTAAGCCTTCAAGCCGGACTTCCTCACCGCGCGACAAAGACTCCCGTGTCGTCTGCATAACGGCACGGTACGCATCCTGCGCTTTCTCCCGGCTGACACCCAATGTTTCGGCGAGCCGGTCTACGAACTCTGCAACTTTCACTACACCCCCAGAACTGAAGGCAATACGTCCCTGATTTCTGAGGAGCGAGTCCCAGTAGAAATCACCGACTGAATCGCCTGCCCTGTACCATGAGGGAGAGACTCAAGAAGAAATTTCTTTTGGCTGGGGGTCAGGTCTTGACCTTCCAGACCAAATTGACCGCCACCCTCACCGCCCTTGGCTTCGTCGTCAGAAGCCTGCTGCATGAAGTTGTCCAGAAAACCTTCCCGGAACCCGCCGAACTTCTCCAGCAAAAACCTGAACCACGCCGTCTTGTCCAGACTTTGCACGTCAGAGACTAAACGAGTCAGACCTTCCATCGACCGCAGCCGAATGTCGTACAAGTCGGCTCGTTGAATCTCGTCAAGCGCAGAGACCGGCGTCATCTTCACCGTGAACTCGTTACCCTTGATTGTTGGATCAATACCCTTGAGGGCCATATCGATTTGCAGCATCCTCGCGTAACCGCGTGTGCAAGCAAGCTGCACAGCCTTTACGCCACGCGCCCATCGAATGTCCTGTTGCTCCAGACTCTTGCCCCGGTCGAACGCTCCGCCGTCACCGAAGCCGAAGTATTCTTTCGGTGCGCGAAGGGCTGAGAACATCCGGTTGACCAAGAATTCCACGTCGAAGATTTCACCGACGTTAGATGAGCCGGACAGCCGTTCGACTCGCGAGTTATTGCCTTCCTTCGTCGGCCAGAAAATGTCTTCGTCGTAGGCCAAAGGATTGACTTCGCCCTTCAGGATTCCAGAGTTCGGATCGTAGCTGACGTTTTTCTTGAACAGCCTTTTCCACATTTTCACGATTTGAACTTGCTGGTCCGGGGGGGCCGTGCCGACGTCGATGTAGTAGACGTCGCGGTCAGGAGCCATGCGGATGCGATACATGATCATTGCGTCTTCGACCATTCGCATCTTGCGGTACAGTCGACGCGCGGGGCGAATCCAAGCGTCACCGTAAGACACGCCGGGGTAGCGACGACCACCGACCCTCTGGAAGTGACAGAACTGCCAAGGCAGCATCATGTTTTCAGGGTCCGGGATGGGTTGCTCAGACATAGAGAACCCGGACAGGCGACCGGCTCTCTCGTAACGCCAGACGACGTGAGGCTGGACGTACTCGTGAGCAACAACTCCAACACCGCGTTGGTGGTGTAAGAACTCGAAGCAATCCCCGTACTTCGCTGTCTCCCGGATGATACCCGGAGCATGATCGTCGGCGTTGAGGCGGTCGAGAGTCGCGTTCCCCATCTCCTCAATCTGGGGGTTCGTGGACTCGATCCAGATCATGCGATCGGACATGAAGTCCCGTTGTGTGCCGTCTTCGGCAACCGCATCGAGAACGCTTGCGATCAAGTCATCTTGATCCATCTCGTCGTAGTCGCGGTACAGGTCAAGGCGTTCCTGCGAAAGCTCCAGTTGATAGCGATACCAGTCCCACGTAAACGCGGTCGGACCACCAGCGGCGTCACCACCAGCGCCTGCACCAGCAGGAATCCAAGAAGGGGGCGTCGGACGGCGGGTGTCTTGCCCGAATATCTTACTCAGGATTCCTGTCGGATTAAGCGTCAGCATGTCCATTTATCTGATCTCCGTTTGGGGGAAGCCTAGACCAATTTTCCTGCACTGGCAGCCGTCGCCATCGCGCCTGTCTCTTCCAGACGTTCCTGCAAACTTTTCACGGGTTCGGGCGTAATCATCTGACCGCCAGAATGTGCTTGGATTGTCTTGTCTGTTCCTATCGCTTCCGTGAGTTGAGCGACCACCCCCGCAACGGCGTCAGAACAGTCTTTCGATCCGCCCTGTGGGTGATCAACTTTTTTCTTCACCACATCATGAATCAACTTCGCAAGCTCGTCGAAGAACGGAGGGTAATCATACGTGGACAGTCGACCCTCATAAAGCGTGGATCGCAGAACGATGTAAGCCTCGTCGGTACGGTCCACAGAAAAATGAGGAGATTCAAACCCCAACTTTGTCAAAATCTGTCGAGAGTGAGTGGACTGAAAACGGTCAAAACTCACTCGTTTGATAGGGTATCCGCATTCACCGAACAGGTACAGCACGAAATCGATGATCTTGGAGAAGTCAATCTCTCCCTCAGAGGGGGCCAACAGCCTCAATTTGAAGTCGATAGTGATTCGGGGGTTGGACCCGACAATGTCAGAAACGTGACCCATCGCGATACCCGCAGCGTCTTGAGACTCCGCAAGGTCAACGTGGATGAACCGGGGAGCGGTCGGGTTGAGGCGGGGCCGGGGAAACGACTGATTGATCTGAATGACCTGCTCAGGCAAAAAGAACCTCGAAATTGGAATGTCATCCAGATGTGAAATCGGGAACTGCTGAGCCGTAAACGGATGGAAGAGTTTCGGGTCAATGGCTGCCTTCAACGACTCCCGCTGCCGAATGAGTGGGGCCACAGCGATATTTGCAACACCCGCGATATCCCGCAGCGCACCTTCAATGTCTCGTTCAAACTCGTCTAAGTGTTCAACAGGTGGGGAGACAACAGCGGCGTCAGCCCTCGCGTCTCGTGGTGACTCAATGATCTTGCTGGGGTGCATGAAGTCGCCGACTTCAACGAAGAACCGTTTCCCGGAGTAACCCATCACCTCAGCTTTGACTTCCCAAAGCGAGTAGTCACTGACGTGGACGTGAGGGGCGTCAGCGTACTCCTGCATGTGAAGTTCGAGCCAACTCGACTCTGCGTTCCGGGATGAAATCAGGATCATCAGACCGGGTGTCAGGCCCTTGAACTGGAACCGAGACTCAAGACGCCGAAGTGATGCAGTGTAAAGTTCCTGCGCTTGAGACACCTTGGCCGAGAGAGCAGACGTCCGAGTCGCGGTGCCGCTTTTCTCAACCTCTTTCATGAAGTTGACTTCGTCCATCAACAGGCAAAGCAAGTTGAGGCCGAGCGCGTGTAATTCCGTCGAACCCGCGATGACCGATACGCGATTTGGGAACTCAAGCGTGTCAGCGGCTGACGGCGAGCGATGCTTCGGTCGCGGGAAGTTGTCTTTGAAAAACGGAATGCCATCAATCATCGTTTTCAGCAGACCGTAGTTGTCGTCCTGACTCTTGTATTTGAACAGGGAATAAACACCAAACACGATCCCGGAGTCCGCCATCAGGCGAAAGAACGAAGCAGGGTCTATCAGGCAGCCGATGCGGTACAGCTTGTAGCACATCGCCAAAGCAGCGATCGTGGACTTACCCAGACCAATCGCACCCGTATTTCCAGAGAACACGCCGCAACGTCCGTTGGTCGAAATCGCGAAGTTCTCCCACTCTGGGACGGTCAAGCAATAAACAGGTTCGACTCCGTCTTCCTCAACGGACACGACCCGATGGTTTTGGTAATTGGCCTTCAAGTCATCCAGCGTCAACCCTGACTCATCAAGCACGCGAACCACTACTTTTCGGTTACACCCCAGTTCGTCATATAAATCCTGTAACCTTTCACACGATTGGTACGTTTCATAGATCGACTCGACAGTCACGTCTTCCCGGAAACGGTGATTTCGCTCACCTGCTCCGTACTGATTACCGACATTTCTCTTGCTCATTCTCTCCGAAGCTGCTCGACGCTGCTCCGGGTCCGCCCACCTATTTTTTCTCCCCTTATCACCCCGACGTTTTCTCTCGGCATTTGAGACGTCAGCCTTCGACAGGTTGCATCGAGATAGTTTCTTGCCTTCGCCAGACTGCATAAATTTCTGATGCCCTCGACGGAAAGCAGAATCAGGGTCGGTAGCTCTTTCAGTACCCAGCCTTGAAAGAGTCGCTAAATGTTCGGGAGACTTCTCAAACCGATGGAGTTCTCGGTGTGCAGACCACCCCATCCACTTCAAATTCTCCGGTGCGTTATTACTTTTCACCATGTCTATGTGGTGCAGCACCGCTCTGTCCCCATCCACGGATTTTGGACAAACACCCCCTGCGAGCATACGCCCTACGACTCGGTGTGTGTAAGCGTATTTCTGTGGCCCCGGCAAGTACACCTGCTCGTAACCCGTCAGACGTTTTCCTTCCATCTTTTTTACTGTTGTGGTGAAGGGCATCAAACGGTCGTCAGATTGTAAGTCCCGAATCTTCCGCTTCGTACCGTCTCGCATCACCATTTCGTGATCGGCATTCCCCCGAAAAGTAGAGCCGTCATCGAGAGTCACTTTGAAGAGTTTATCGTCTGCAAACTTCGTCACTCTCGTACATTCACCCGGAACGATTTCCCCCGTTTTCTGGTCGACCGAGTAGACCCAAAACGGTTCGGGTGACAACTTCCATTTCGCGTAAAGCTCTTCCAAAGAGGATTGAGTACCATCCAGTAAAGGAACCTGCGTATCACCAGCCAGACACAGAATCCATTCTGTGACCCCGTTGGATGGTTCAAGGACGTAGATCAACTCTTCTCGCCACAGCTTGTATAGCCCGGAGCCGTACTTCCCGGCGTAGGCGTCATCCGTCAAGAACTGCTCCGGCCCGACCGGATGGAGCCGGTAGTCCTTGCCCGTAAGCTCCTCGTGGGTTGACGAGGCACCCAGAACCTGTTGCTCGGCAAAGATACGCTGCGCGATTTCAAACGCGAGCTTATCCTCAGCCGACAGAGTCGGGGTCGTTGGTGGTGGGGCTGCTGTCTGCAACGCTCGCGTCCTCTTGTGGCTGTGGTTGAACTTCAATCAGGTTTCCGTCTCGAAACTTTCCGAGCATATCATCGACTTTCTGCATCAAGCCTGCCCGCTCACGGGGGTCTTCCGGCAGCCTTGAATCAAAAGACGTACCCGCGCCGGATGCCTGCACGAAGTTGTACTGGAACATATTTTCGACAGCCGTCTGGAAACCCTTTTGCTTGGAGTCATCAGACAGTTGCTTGATTATGTCTTTGATATCCCCACTGGCAAACTTCATCAGGTCCAGCAGTTGCTCGAAGGTGTACTCCGCGAACTTCTCGTCGTCGAAGGCTGTACCTTCCATCCCCTCCAGCTTTTCCATCAACTTCACGAGCCGAAGCATTTGCCTCATGTCCGTGACGGCCATCATCGACGGCATGTTGGCTCGCCGACCTGCGTTTACCTCTGCCAGCTTCCTCGCGTGTTCCTCCGGTATGTTCTGTCGGTGTAGAAGACCGTGCGCAACCTCTCTGATGATACTTTGGTCGGGCCTCTCTCGCTTCGCGACTAACTCCTGATACTGATCCCAAGACACGATGCCGTGAGTACGCAAATGATTCAGGTTTAGTGTGCGGAACTCTTTTTCGCAGACTTCACAGATTTGCACGTTGTGGTCACTCCTACCCGATTCATGCAGTCCTCAATACCTTTGATTTTTTCCCGGACAAAGTCTTCAGTCACCCCGTGAGATTTCGCTAAAGCTGGGATGCTAGACTCGCCGCCACTAGAAAATTCCAGCCACATTGACACATCGCGCAGCTTCCCCTCCAGTACGTCTCTGGGGGGAATCGTAAGCGTTTGCCCGGCAAATATATCGAGGAACTTGATGACTTCCTTCTCCCCAAAAATGTCAAGCATTTCTGGGAAAAACTGCATCTCGTCCGAAGCGACAAGCACTGCGTAAAGTGCGTCGATATATTTCCCTGTACGCTCATCGAATAACCGAAGATCAGCAGCCATCCGTGACTCCGCCAAGTCCGTTACAAAATGTGGCAACGCTGATCGATGCTGGCAACCTGCTCGGCGAGTTCGCCGTCCAGTACGGGAGCAAATTTGTCCCGATACTTGTGCAAGAACCATCTCGCCATCAACGTCACGAAAGAAACGCACCGTTCAGGATGCTCCACGTTTAGCCAATTGCGGAGCATGTCTATGGGTACGTCTTTTCCTACCACCATCATACGCGCGACCGTGCGGATTGGCTTCGGTCCAAAGCCAAAACGATCACGCGAAACAGCGAAGGCGGTAATCTG